GGCTGCAACTACTTCGGTGCTACCACGATCAGATCCGCGCCGTTTGCGATCTTTAACCGTCAGGATATCCTCCAGCTCGCTCTTGAGTTGAACGTGCCTGTCCCCGAGATCTACGGTTCGATCGAGCGCAAAGACGACGGAACGCTTTACACCACCAAGGCGCAGCGCACCGGCTGCAACATGTGCGGCTTCGGAATACACATGGAAAAGCGCCCGAACAGATTTGATCTTCTGCGGGAGCGCAACCCGAAGGAATGGGAATACTGGATGTTTAACTGCGTGACAGATCCCGATACCGGAGAAAAATACGGCTGGGCGCGTGTGCTCGAATATATCGGTGTCGATTGGCGCGAGCGGTCGGACGGCTGATATTCAAGGATTAATTGAAATATGGAGACGCTGGAAGAAAGGAGCATAAAGATGAACAGCAACAATTTATCGACCATACAGAAACGGCACAACCTGAACGAGGTGATCCGCATGGACGAACCGGGCGCGGGAGGCGCCTGCCACGAATACTTGATACAATATCGTGTGTTCCCGGTCGGAGAAAAAGAACAGGTCATACCGCTCGTAAACCTGCAGTTCCAGCACGGCGCGCGAGGCGAATGGGGAAGCACAGCCGGCGTTTGCGACCAGGACCTGCTCGAGATCGTCCGCGACAGGCTGGCGACATTCCTGAGCGGAGATTTGCCGAGCAGAGAGACCGCATGCGCGCTGAAGCACATTGAAGAAGCGCTCATGTGGCTGAACAAACGGGCCGAGGACAGATATGAGCGCGGCGTGCTCGGAACAATGCAGAAATAAGGAGGCTGAAAGCATGAACGTTGGCAGGGCGATACGGAACCGGCGGCAGAAAAAGGGCATAAAGCAGTACGTGCTGGCGGACCTGGCCGGGGTGCTGCCGAGCACGCTGAGCGCCATTGAAAACAAGAAGATGAGCGGGACGATCCGCACCGTGAAAAAGATCGCGGACGCGCTGGACGTGCGGCTCTGCGTACTGTTCGAGGAGGCGGAGCGGTATGAATAAGGTGCTTTACGCGCTGGTTCTGCTGGGCGTGCTGCTGTATATCATGGTATTCGTACATTATAAGGGACAGGCGGTGGAGGTGCGCTGCGAGCCGCTGGCGGCACGCACGCAGGACGAGGCGGAGAGTGCGCCGGGGCTGGACGTGCGGGTGCTGACCTTTACGCCGGAAGAGGCCGACGGGATCCTCGCGGCGCTCCGGGAGACGGAGACGGAGGAGCGCGGCGCGGCATCCGGCGCGCACCGTGCGGCGATGTGGGCGGAGGACGCCTCGGAGGCGGCGACGCCGGCGGCGTATGAGGCCGCCGCCTTCCGGCGGGCCGGGGTGCTCCGCTGGGGCGGGTACCGTTGGACGTGGTACAGCGAGCGGATCTTGCCCGGACACGGGCTACGGATCCCGGGCCGGCACACGGACGCCGCCGGGTACGTCAGGGACGGCGACGGCTACCTTTGCCTTGCGACGGACGGCCTCCGGCGCGGCACCGTGCTCATGACGCCGCTGGGCGAACCGGGCCGGGTGTATGACTGCGGCTGCGGGACGGCGACGATCGACGTGTATGTGGGGTGGTAGGCATGGAGTTTTATCAGCTTGTCATCATACTCGTTGTTGTATGGCTCGTCCTCATGGCGGCAGTAATAGTCTCCAGTCTACCGTGGAAATGAGCGGAAAAAAGAAAAGTGAGGAGCTGCCGTACTGCGAGCGGTGCATTTACCGGCCGTGCGGGCGGGCACCCGACAAAAGGCGGTACTGCCTGGTGCGGGTGCTGCTCGCAGAGCTGGACGAGTGGACCAGACTGTACAGGGCGCAGCGGAAAAAGGAGAAAAACAAATGAGCGAACAGATCAAAGGCGCCACGGCGTACATCGCCGGGCGGATCAGCGGGAACCGTGAATATAAAAAACAGTTCGACGCGGCGGAGCGGTACCTCAGACGGTGCGGCTATGAGGTGATTTTGAACCCGGCGAAGCTGCCGGAGGAGATCGACCCGGGCACGGCTATAAGGATCTGCCTGGCCATGATCGACACCGCGGACACAGTTTTCTTTATAAGCGGCTGGCAGAGAAGCAAAGGCGCGCAGCTGGAGCACGCGTACTGCGAGTATGTTGGGAAGCAGGTGGAGCACCTGCAGTACAGTACGTTTTGTTTCTGAAGATCGCGGGTGCGGATGCGCAGCTGATAGCTGATAGCTGATAGCTGAAAGTCGGCGGTGGCCGACAGGCGCAGCCGGTGGCTGCGTCGGTGGCGGCTGACGCCGCGCGATTATAAACGGACGGTCATGCCCGGTCTCCGCTTCCGCGGCGGGACCCGAACGGCGAACGGCGGGCGGCGACTGAACCGACAAACAATTTTAAAACTTGTTAATAATCTTATTTTAAGACTCAGCGTTCGGTCCGGGCGGCCGGGGCGCTGCGGAAGGAGACGAACATGAGCAACACTACATACGCACGGCCCCGCCCCGTCCTGTCTTTTGGGGCGGCCATGCAGGCCATGGCGGAGCAGACGGAGCTGACCGCGCTGATCGCCCAGAACCCGGGGCGGTGCGGGCTGTACCGGGAGCTGTGCCGGATCGCGGCGGACGTGTACACCCGGGACGGCGAGCGGCCCGTGGTGGTGGACGGCGAGACGGCCACCTTCGGGTACCTGCAGGAGATCTTCGGGCTGATCACAGCCGAGAACATGGAGGACGTGGCCGACCGGCTGGCGGCATACCCCAGAGAGATCCGTCACAAGAAAGCGTTTATGCGGACCATGCTGTACAACAGTGTGTTCGAGCTGGAGACGGCGACGGAGAACAGATACGCGCAGCGGTATGCGGAGCAGTGAGCGCAGCTGATAGCTGTTAGCCGTTAGCTGAAAGTCGGCGGGGCCGACAGGCGCAGCCGGTGGCTGCGTCGGTGGCGCGGCTGACGCCGCGCAATTATAAGCGGGCGGTCATGCCCGCCCCTACAAAGAGGGCGCCGCGGGGCGGCGCGATCATAAACGGGTGAAGAGAGGGAAAAAACAGGATGCAGTGCAGATACAGAGAGCAGATCTACGTGGCCGGGGACTATATGACGGTGAGCCTCTACCCGGTGTTTTGCGCGGGGCGCAAGCGCCGCGGGCGGTTCAAGGCCACCAGCGACGTGCAGCAGCGGCTGAACGAGCACAACGCCAGGGAGCACGTGGCGCGGCTGCTGCATGCCAACTTCACCGAAGAGGACGTCTGGCTGCACCTGACCTTTGACGACGCCCATCTGCCGGAGGGCAAGGCCGGGGTGCTGCGGGCGTTCCGGAACTTCAAAGGGCGGCTCGGCCGCGCCATCAAGCGCGAGCAGGGCGAGGAGCTCAAATACGTGGCGATCCCGGAGGGGACGCCGGGCGGGGAGCGGTTTCATATCCACATGGTGACCAACGCCAGACTGACGGCGGCGACGCTCGCGGCGCTGTGGGGGCAGGGCTTTATCCGCATAGACCCGCTGAAGTTCGGGCCCTACGGGCTCACGGGGCTGAGCGAGTATATGCAGAAGGGGCACGCCTTTGCGCGGATCCTGCGCAGCCGCAACCTGGAGGACCCGGCGCCGGTGGAGAAGACCGGCCGGGTGAGCCGAAGCGAGGCCGCACGGATCTGCGACGAGGCGTGGGACCACCCCGAAAAATTCAACGAGCTGTACCCGGGCTGGGCCGCAAGTGCGGTCAGGCCGTTTTATAACAATTTCAACCGGTACTTCTACCTCAGAGTGTATCTGTACCGGCCGAAGGGAGGCGCGGCGCGTGCTGTATGACGACGACTATAAACGGGTGAACTGCCCGTTTTTTGTGCGTGGCACGAAGAGCAGGAGCATCGTGTGCGAGAGCGCGATCGAGGGCGCGAACGTGCAGCTGAACTTCCTGAAAGCGGGCGGCAAGGAGGAATATATGACGAGCTTCTGCTGCTCGGACGGGTGCTGGCGGGGGTGCGTATTGTACCAAAACGCGATGGAGAAGTATGAGTAGCCGGCGGGGCCGGCTACAATGATATCTGCCGCGTGGCGGCAGGTGATATCCGCCTTCGGCGGGTGAAATCCGCTGCGCGGGTGATATCTGCCGCGTGGCGGCAGGTGATATCCGCTGGCGCGGGTGAAATCCGCCTGCGGCGGATGATATCTGACGCATGGCGTCAGGTTTCGGGACCTGCGGTCGGCATTGTAGAAAGCGCCGGAGGCGCAGGCGCGCAAAGCGCGGAGGTGGCGCGGCGGGGCCGCGCATTATAAACAAACGGCGGAGATCAACTGGGCTTACGAGAACGGGCGTCATGCACTATAATGAAGGTGCAGGCGCCGGTTTTTTCGTTTTATGCCGGTTTGCTCATACGGTTTTTCTCCTGACGTCTTTTTTACGGCGCCTGTTTTTTGTGAGTGAAGTGTTCCGCAGGGCGGAACGTGAAGCGCGCGAGGCGCGTGATGTGCCATGCGGGCGTGATGTGTTCGCCGGGGGCGAACGATAAGGTGCGCCGCTCCGGCGGCGCGATCATATGAGAGCGGCGGTGGCGGATGGCCAATTGGAAGAAGATCAAAGCTGAATATCTGCGCGGCGGGATCAGCCAGGCGGCGCTGGCCGAAAAACACGGCGTGGCGTACAGTACGCTCCGGGACCGGGCCCAGAAAGAGGGCTGGACGGCTCTTCGGGCGAAAACCCGGCAAAAAACCGGTGAGAAAATGCCCGATGCCATATCAGACGAGAACATAGAAGACTTGCGCGTGATCGTGAAGCGCCTGATCAGCCAGGAAAAGAAGGCCATACGGCAGAACACCATGCGGCAGGTGGTGACGCGGACGCGAACCCTGAAGAACGGCGTGGAGACGCACACGGTGCACGTGAGCTATGAGGACACAAAGGTGATCGACAAGCCCGGGCTGCGGCTGCTGACCCAGACCGCAAAGGATCTGGACGAGCTGGTGCGGCGACAGACCGCCGGCGCAGGGAAAAACGCCGGGGTGCAGGTGGTGTTCGATGGAGAGGCCGAGGAGCTGAGCGTATGAGGACGCTGCACCTGCCCGCGCCGAACGAACGGCAGCGGCTGTTCTTAAAGGACGAGCACCGCTACGTCGCCTTCGGCGGCGCCCGCGGCGGCGGCAAGAGCTGGGCCGTGCGGGTGAAAGCAATTCTTTTGTGTTTACGGTACCCGGGCATCAAGGTCATGATCGTGCGGCGGACGTACCCGGAGCTCAGGGCGAACCACATATTGCCGCTGCAGGAGATGCTGGGCGACCTTGCGAAATATAAGGACGTCGTGAAGGAATTTCACTTTCAGAACGGCAGCATGATCTTACTGCGCAGCGCCCAGAACGAGCCGGCGCTGGAAAAATACCAGGGCACCGAGGCCGACGTGCTGTTCATAGACGAGGCCACGCAGTTCACCGAGGAGCAGTACAAACGGTTCACGGCCTGCGTGCGCGGCGTGAACAGTTTTCCGAAACGGGTGTACCTGACGTGCAACCCGGGCGGCGTGGGCCACCAATGGGTGAAAAGACGTTTCATTGACAGAGCGTTCAACCTCGGTGAGAACCCCGACGATTATAACTTCATCCGGTCGCTGGTGACCGACAACAAGGCGCTGATGAAAAGCGACCCGGATTACATCAAACAGCTGGAGGCGCTGCCGCCGAAGCTGCGCAAGGCGTGGCTGGAGGGCAACTGGGACATCTTCGAGGGGCAGTTCTTTGAGGATTTCTGCCCGACCGTCAACGCGATGGCCGCGGCCGAGGCGGGGCTCACGCCGGAAGAGGCGCAGGCGCTCAGGCGCTACACCCACGTGATAGAGCCCTTTGAAGTGCCGAGGAGCTGGCAGATCTACCGCAGCTTTGACTGGGGCTACGCAAAGCCCTACAGCTGCGACTGGTGGGCTGTGGACCACGACGGCGTGGCCTACCTGATATTACAGGACTACGGCTGTACCGAGAACGCCAACGAGGGCGTGAAAAGGCCGCCGCAGACGGTGTTCAAGCAGATCGCGGAGACGGAGCGCGGGCACCGGTGGCTGAGAGGCAAGCAGATCATCGGCATAGCGGACCCGAGTATATGGGACGCCAGCCGCGGCGAGAGCATAGCCGAGATCGCCAACAGGTACGGCGTGTACTTCGACAAGGGCGACAACGAGAGGCAGCCCGGCTGGATGCAGTGCCATTACCGGCTGCAGATGGACGAAGAAGGACGCAGCCTCGTGTACTTTTTCGACACGTGCAAGGCGGCGATCCGAACGCTGCCGCTCTTACAGTACGACGAGCACGTGCCGGAAGACCTGGACACGAGCGGCGAGGACCACTTCGCGGACAGCATGCGGTATTTCTTTATGGCGCGGCCGGTGGCGCCCAGGATCCCGGAGGAGCCGGGGGCAAAGGTGTTCGCACCGCTGGATATTGCTTTTAATTAAAAAATTAAGAATTAAGAATTAAGAATTGCGTTTTGAGGGGCTGGGGCCCCTTGGAATAGAAAACAATGACACCCCGGAAAGACGGGAGAAGGGAGCAGCAATGCTTAATTTACATTTACAGCTGTTTGCCGAGGGCGCGGGAGAGGCCCAGCAGGCGGGCGGCAAAACCGCGGCAGAAATCGATTTCGCCGAAAACTTCAAAAAGTATTTCGGCGGAGACCCGGGGCCCGCCGCACCGGACACACGGGCGAAGGCGCAGAGCGCCGCGCAGGACGCCGCTGCGGAAAACAAACAGGAGACCGTGCAGGAAGGACCGGCGGCGGAGACGCAGCCGCACGAGAACCCCGACACAGATTTTGAGGGGCTCATAAAAGGTAAGTTCAAGGACGCGTTCAACAAGCGCGTGCAGGGCATTATCAATGAGCGGTTCAAGAACGCCAACGCGAAACAGGCGCAGCAGGAAGCGCAGCACAAAGCATTCGTTGAGGCGGTAGGCCCCTACCTCAGAAAACTGGGGGTAAAAGACCCGAACGACCTGGAGGCCATCAGACAAGCGGCGCTTGACGACGCCACCAACTTCAGGGACGCCGCGATCGAACAAAACAAAACGATCGAAGAAATGCGGCAGCAGTACCTGAACGACAAAAAGACCGCAGAGGAAAAGGCGCTGAAGGACGAGCAGCTGCGGCAGCTGCAGAACCAGCAGCGTGCGGCGGCGGAGCAGGCCAGGCGCAGGAACGTCTTTGCTGGCTGGGAGGCCGAGGCCGAGCAGATCAGGGAAAGCGACCCGACTTTTGACCTCAAAAACGAGATCAGAAACAACGAGGAGTTCCGCAAAGCCCTGAACGCCGGCATGGGCGTGAAGTTCGCTTACAACGCGACCCACTTTGACGAGCGGATGGCGGCGACCGCCGGCGCGGTGGCGAGACAGACGGCCATCAACACCGCGCAGAACCTGGCGGCCAACCGCGCGAGACCCGCCGAGGGCGGCCTGAAACAGGGCGCTGCGGCACAGGCACGGATCGACTACAACGCTCTCCCGGATGAGGAGATTTTAAAAATCTTCAACAGTTATCTGCATTAATGAAAAGGAGAGAAAATTATGGATATCAAGAACATACTGCAGCTGTTCGCCGCGGGCGACGTGGTAAACTACGCAGGCGGCAGCGACGTGTCCAACGCGGGCACGTACAACGTGAACGCCGGCAGCGCCGTCTCGACGGGCGACCTGGCGCCGGAAATGAAGACCTTTTACAGCAAATCGCTGATCGCGCTGGTGGGCCCGAGCCTGGTGCACGAGCAGTTCGGGCAGAAAAGGCCGATCCCCAGGGGCGGGGGCAAAAGCATTGAGTTCCGCAAGTTCAGTAAGCTGCCCAAGGCCCTGACGCCCATCACCGAGGGCGTGACGCCCGCCGGCAACAAGCTCCGTGTGACCGCCGTGACCGCGACCGTGGACCAGTACGGCGACTACATTGAGCAGACCGACATGCTGGAGCTTACCGCGATCGACCCGACCATTGTGGAGACGACCAAGGAGCTGTCTGCGCAGTCGAGCCTGACGCTGGACACCGTGGTGCGCAACGTGCTGGTGGGCGGCACCAACGTGATGTACGTGCCGAGCGTATCTGGCAGCACGGTGACGGAGATCACCAGCCGCGCCAACATCACCGGCCTGTGCAGACTGCGCGTGAAGGACGTGTTCAAGGCGGCGGCGGAGCTCAAGGCCGTGAACGCGCCGAAGATCGGCGGCAGCTACGTGGCCATCATCCACCCGCACGTGTCGTATGACCTGATGCAGGACGCCGGCGAACAGTGGATCGGGATCCAGAAATACGCGAACCCGCAGAACATTCTGCGCGGCGAGATCGGCCAGCTCGGCGGCGTCCGCTTTGTGGAGAGCACCGAAGCCAAGATCTTCGCGCCGGCAGTGATCAACAACGGCGTGCGCCGTCTGACCGTGGCGGCAAACGTTTCCGCCTCCACCAGCGTGACAGTGAACGAGACGCTGGTGGCCGACACGCCTGCGACCGCCATTCCCGTTTACGTGAACGGCGTGGCCAACACCATCACCGCCATCGCGGTGAACGACTCTACCGGCGTCGCCACCCTGACCCTCGGTTCCGCCGTGACGCTGAGCGCCGGCGCGACCATTTGCGGCAAGGGCGCAGGCAAGGACGGCGCGGCCGTGTATGCAACCCTGTTCCTGGGCGAGAACGCATACGGCGTGACCGACATTGAAGGCGGCGGCCTGGAGCTCATCGTGAAACAGCGCGGCTACGGCAACGACCCGCTGAACCAGCGCTCCAGCGTGGGCTGGAAGGCCACGAAGGTGGCCAAGCGCCTGCTGGAGGAATACATGATCCGCATGGAGAGCGGCTCGGAGTTCAGCTACGAAGCTGAGGAAAACTGAGGTGAGCGATATGGCTGAGAAAAAAGAGAAGGGCGCGGCGCAGGAAAAGGTCCGGCTCTTCATACCGAAGGAGAGCAAGGACGACGACGGCCTGTTCCTGAGCGTGAACGGCAAACGCATCCTTGTGAAAAAGGGCGTGCCCGTATTTGTGGAGCCCAAGTACGCGGAGGTGTACTTTAACAGCCTCGCGGCCGAGAACAAGGCGAACGCCTATATCGAAGAAAACGCGAGCGTCTGAGGACGGAGGGAGCGGCGGTGCGACATCCGCCGCTTTTTCGCTGAAAATACGGAAGCGGCCGCCGACGGCGGCAATCAAATATGAGGAGCTGAACCCATGAGAATAGGACAGGACGAGATCAGAAAGGCGGAACAGACGCGCAAGACCTATGAGGACGGCAAGGCGCAGCTGAACCGGCGGATCATTGAAAACCAGGAGTGGTTCCGGATGCAGCACTGGCGTGAGATGCGTCTGGACAGGGTGCGCAGGCACACCGCGTGGCTGCTCAACGCTATTGCGAACAAGCACGCGGACTTTATGGACAACATGCCGGAGGTCAACGTTTTGCCTCGCGAGAAGAGCGACGAGAAGACGGCGCGGTCGCTGACCGAGATCATGCCCGTGGTGCTGGACAGAGCACACTGGAAGGCGGTTTACAGCGAGGTGTGCTACGATAAATTAAAATTCGGCGCCGGCGTGTACGGCGTGCTGTGGGACCCCAACGCCGACGACGGTATGGGCAACGTGGCGGTGGAAGCCGTGGACGTGCTGAGCCTCAGCTGGGAACCGGGTATTAAAAAACTGCAGGACAGCGCGAACATCTTTTTTACGGAGATGATCGACCACGAGGAGCTGAAGGCGACGTACCAGGACAACCGGGACGTGCAGGAACGGCTCGGCGGCCCGAGCGAGCAGGTCGCTAAATTCATTCAGAATGAAAATATTGACACCAGCGAAAAGTCGCTGGTGGTCAACTGGTATTATAAACGGAGCCGGAACGGCAGAACGATATTGCACTATTGCCGCTACACCGGCGATATACTGCTTTACGCCAGCGAGGACGACGAGCGCTATGCGGACGGCTGGTACGGGGACGGGAGATATCCTTTTGTTATGGACTCCTTTTTCCCGGACAAAGACTCGCCGCACGGCATGGGGCTGATCGATATCGGCCGCGACACGCAGGAGGATATTGACCAGGCCAATGATTTATTCATGCGCAATATGAAGGCGGCGGCGCGGCGCCGGTACTTTATAAACCAGAGCGCCGGCGTGAACGAAAAGGAGTTCGCGGACTACGACAACGACCTGGTGCACGTGAACAGCCTTGCAAACGAACAGGCCATTAAAGAGATGAGCCACACGCCGTTTTCAGGCACCTACGTGAACATGTATATGAACAAGGTGCAGGAGCTCAAGGAGATCACCTTTAACCGGGACGTGAACGCAGGGGGCAGCACCACGGGCGGCGTGACCTCCGGCGTGGCCATTTCGGCCTTGCAGGAGGCGGGCAGCAAGTCGAGCCGCGACAACATACAGCAGACGTATGAGGCCGTGCGCGAGGTGTGCGAGATGGTGATCGAGCGGATCCGGCAGTTTTACACGGTGCCCCACATCTACCGCGTGATGGGTGAGGATAACCAAACGGAATACCGCGAGGTCAGCAACGAGGGGCTGCAGGGAAAACCGATCGGGGACGGCTTCGGCATGGAATTCGGCACCAAAAAGCCCGTGTTCGATCTCAGTGTGAAGGTCAGCAAGCAGAACGTGTGGAGCCGCTCCGCGCAGAACCAGGACATGCTGAACTTCTATGCGCAGGGCTTCTTCGCCCCGCAGAACGCGACGGCGGCGCTGGCCTGCCTGGAGGTATTGGAGATCGACAACAAGGACCGGCTGATCGAGGTGATCAAGCGCAACGGCATGCAGCAGCAATTCATGCAGCAGTTTCTGCCGATGCTCTTACAAGCAGCGCAGGCGAACCCGCAGCTGTACCAGGCGGCCATGCAGGCCGCGGCGGCCGCGGGGCTGGTGGACCCGGCGCAGATGCAGCCCGCCGGCGGCGGACAGGCGGGACCCATGCAGGCCTCCGCCACGGACGCCAACGGGCGGATCGTACAGAAAAACCGATATATGGACAAGCAGAGGGCGATCGCAAACGACCGCACGACGCCGGGCAACGGATAAGCCGGCGGGGCCGGCTACAATGATATCTGCCGCAGGGCGGCAGGTGATATCCGCCTGCGGCGGGTGATATATTCGCCGATGGCGAATGTGATATATTCCGGCGTTGCCGGAATGTTTCGGGACCTGCGGTCGGCATTATAAAGCGCCTGCGGCGCGGGAAAGGAGCAAAGACCATGGTGACGGTGAGTTACAGGGACACCGGAAAAAAGCGGAAGCTGAAGGTGGAGGGGCACGCCGGGAGCGGGCCCGCCGGGCATGACCTGATCTGCTGCAGCGCCAGCACGCTGGTGATCACCCTGGAGAGCGCACTGGAGAGCGCGCGGATCAAACACACATCCGGTATAAACGAGGGGCTGGCCGAGATCCGGTGCCGGGACCCGAAGGCAAGGACGATCTTTGACACCGTGATGTGCGGTTTTTATACGCTGGCCATGATGTACCCGGGGTATATCAGGATCGTGACGGAGTAGGCGCAGGGCTGCGCAGTGGGCGCAGCGAGCTGCGCAGTGATATCTGCCGCAGGGCGGCAGGTGATATCCCCTGGCGCGGGTGATATCCGCTGGCGCGGGTGATATCCGCTGCGCGGATGAAATCTGCCTGCGGCAGATTAGTGGTGGCCGCCTTTGGCGGCGATCACAGATACATTAAAGGAGAACGGGAAAATGACGGTACGGAACATTATAACGAGAGTGCAGCAGCTGCGGAGAGAGGCGGCGCCGGACGCGGACCTGGTGCAGTGGATCTCGGACGCGGAGCAGCGCAACGTGCGCGAGGTGATCGCGCCCCGGGGCGAGGAACACGCCTTTACAGGGTACACGACCGGCGATATGCAGAAAGAGACGCTGGCGCCGGCGCCCTACGACGGCATGTACGTATGGTACTGCTGCATGATGATAGACCTGAAAGAGAACGCGCAGGACAACGCCGGGACGGCCCGCGGGCTGTATGAGGAGCTGTTCGAGCGCTTTGCGAAATACTGGATCCGGGCGCACGCGCCGGCGCAGACGAAGGCGGGCAGCGCGTGGTTCGGCATTTAAGGAGGCACCATGGCGAAGCAGCGGAGCATGATACAGGACTTTAAGGGCATAAACGCCCACGAGCGGATCGAGGACGGCGCCTTTTACGATATGCTGGACCTGACCACCGACGAGCGGCCCGTGATGAAGACGCGGCCGCGCAGAACCTACATCAAATGCAGCCAGGCGCTGGTTTGCAACGTGACCGGCTATCAGCTGGATTATCACCTCATTGTGAACGTGCAGCCGGAGCAGGTGCCGCGGCGCACCCTGCCGGCGGAGCTGAGAGCCGGGGCGGCCATATTGAACGTGGTGGTGCTGGGCGCGGAGACCGCGGAGTACAGCGGCGGCGCCCTTATAAAAATAGAGGACAACCAGGCGGCGCTGCAGGCGATCGACGACGCCATTTTGAACGCTTTGACCATCACGCTGATCGTGCGGGACGACGACGCCGTTATGACCTGCCCGGGAACGCCGGTGAGCGCGTGCAGCATGGACGGCGAGCTCTACGTGGGCACGGCCGAGGGCTATATCGCCGGGGCGGGGCGGATCCACGCCACCGGCGGGGCGCTGAAGCAGATCGTGCCAATGGGGAGACGGATCTGCACGGACGGCGGGCTCGTTTTGGACGCGGACCTGGAGACCGCGCAGAGCGCCGGCGTCATGCTGCAGGGGACCGGCGTGATCAGCCTGACCAACGATGAGGGCATCACCGCCGAAAACTTCACTGTGGGGCAGCAGCCCCAGACCGCGGCGGCCGGTGATTATTGGTTCAACCCGTCGAACAACGGGCTGTACCGCTACTCCGGCACCCAGTGGGTGAGCATGGCGGCCGGGTATATACGGCTGGACATGACGGCGTTCTCACCGACCATAACCGTCGGGACAGCCAGCGCGACCGAAAAGCCGGTGCTGAAGACCGGCGACGTGCTGAATATCGACAGCGCCGACGGCGTGCTGAGCGGCGCCTATATCGTGTACGAGGCGGACGAGGACCTGTCGCTCGTGGTGCTGGAGGGCGTGGCCACCGTGCAGAGCGGGGCGACGACCGTCACCTTTGAACGGCGCGCGCCGGTACTCGACCACATCATAGAACACGACAACCGCCTGTGGGGCTGCCGGTACGGCGAGAACGACAAGGGCGAGTTCGTGAACGAGATCTACGCCAGCGCCCTGGGCGACCCGCTCAACTTCTTCTTGTACGAGGGCACAGCGGCGGACAGCTGGACCGCCGGCGTGGGCGGCCCCGGCGCGTGGACCGGCGTGGGGGAAATTGAGGGGACGCTGTTTTTCTTTAAAGAGGACAAGATCTACGTGCTGACCGGCAGTTCTCCGGAGAGCTACAGCCTGACGCAGCTGGGCGCGGCGGGCGTGCAGCGCGGCAGCGAGCGGAGCCTGTGCCGGATCGGCGGGTATTTATACTATAAAAGCAAAAAGGGCGTGATGCGCCTGGCGCAGGGCGGCTACCCGGTCTGCGTGAGCGACGCCCTGGGGCCGGACCGCTGGAGCGGCGCCTTCGCGGCGACGGACGGGCGGCTCTATTACATCTCAATGGAGGGGGCGGACGGCAAACGGCTGTTTGCCTACGACACCGAAACCGGCATGTGGAGGCGGGAGACGCCGCCCGAGGGGCTCAGCTGCATGCTGGCCTATGACGGGGACGTGCTGGCGCTGTGCACGAGCGCGGACCCGACGGAGGAATGGCTGACGGCGCGGGCGACCTATGACGAGGACGCGGCGGCGGCAGCGGAGCCGAAGCGGGACGACTACCCGAACTTTATCGCCTATGTGAACGCCCGGATCGCGTGGATCGGGCGCAAGGCATACAGCAGGATCTTTGCGTCCGTCAGCATGATCACGGCCGCGGCGATGACCGGGCAGGAAAACGCCAAAGACGCCATGGACGCGCTCAGGGACATGTGCGAGGACGGCGGGTATTACGTTCACTGGGAGACCGAATATTTCAAGCGGCTGAACATGTGCTACCTGACCGACGGCAGACGCCCGACGGACACGCTGCCCACCAACGTGTACGCCTACAGCGGGCTGACCGCCTACGCAAAGCACCTGCAGAGCAGGGCGGAGCGGGAGGGCGCCTTCCAGTGGTTCGGGGAGACCGGGCCGCTGACGCTGACGGGGCCGGACGAAAAACGGCTGCGCAGACTGCAGATCCGGGTGAAGGCCACGCCGGAGACGCGGCTGAAAGCGCTGATCGAGTACGACAACGACGGCACCTGGGAGGAGCTGCTGCGGGCCGACGGGAAGAACGGCACTTTCCGCGTAGCGGCGGCGCCCGCCAAACGGTGCGACACCTACCGGCTGAAGCTGAGCGGGACCGGGGACGCGGTGATCTACTCTATCACGACGGAAACGGAGGACGACGGCGACTATGTATAACATACCGGACCTGAAGACCATGCCGGAGCACAAACGGCCGGCGGAGACGGAGCGGGCGCTCAGGCAGATCGTGCGGCACTATAACGAGGAGCTGCAGCGGGTATATAAAATGCTCAACGAAATGAACAGAAAACTGGAGGAAATGCAGAATGGCACGGAGACGTGAAGACGAATGGGAACAGCCGGTACAGCAGCAGTACCGCACGCAGGAGACGCAGCCGGTACAGCAGCCGGTACAGCAGCCGGTACAGCAGCAGCCGCAGCAGCAGGGCAGCCTGACGGCGGACTATATGGCCCAACAAGGTATGAACTACCTGGACCAGTACAAGAACAGCAATTACCAATATGACCTGTACGCGGACCCGATCTATCAGCAGGCGCGGGACGCCTATGCCGCCCAGGGGAAAAAGGCGGCGAAGAACGCGCAGGCGCAGACGGCCGCCATGAACGGCGGGTACGGTTCGAGCTACGGCGTCATGGCTGCCCAGCAGCAGTATAACGCCGCGGCGCAGAGCCTGAACAACATGCTGCCGCAGCTGGAGCAGAACGCATACAACCGCTACCAGAACGAGCAGAACAAGGACCTGACGCTGGCGGACGCGTACCTGAACCGTGAAAACACGCTGTACAACCGGGCGGTGGACGAGGACGAGCGGGCATACAACCGTGCGTGGAACGAAGACGCGCGGGCCTATAACCGCGAGCAGGACGCCTACGACCGGGCGTGGAATGAGGACGAGAGAGCCTACAGCCGGGCGTGGAACGAAGACGCCAGGGACTACGAACGGGGCGAGTATGCGGACGAAAAGGCATATAACCGTGCGTGGAACGAAGACGCGCGGGCATATGAGCGAAACAAGTATGCGGACGAGCTGGCCTATAACCGGGCATGGAATGAAGACGCCAGAAATTATGAGCGGGAACAGTATGCCGACGAGAAGGCCTACAACCGCGAGCAGGACGCCTATAACCGTGCCTGGAATGAGAACGAACGGGACTACAGCCGTGCGTGGAACGAGGACGCGCGGGCATATGAGCGCAATCAGTACGCGGATGAGCTGGCATACAACCGTGCTTGGAACGAGAACGAACGGGCCTACAGCCGTGAGCAGGACGCCTATAACAGGGCGTGGAATGAAAACGAAAGAGATTACAGCCGTGCACAGTACGCGGACGAGCTGGCCTATAACCGTGCGTGGAACGAGGCCGGGCGCCAGTATGACTGGGCACAGGACGCGTACAACCGGGCCTGGAACGAGGACGCCCGCGCCTATGAACGGGCGCAGTATGCGGACGAGAAGGCATACAACAGAGAGGTGGACGCCTATAACCGGGCGTGGAACGAGAATGCGCGGGACTACAACCGTGCGCAGTATGCCGATGAACTGGCTTATAACCGGGCGTGGAACGAAGACGCCCGCAATTATGAGCGGGGCGAGTACGCGGACGAAAAAGCCTACAACCGGGCCTGGAACGAGGACGAGCGGGCATACGGAAGAGAGCAGGACGCCTACAACCGACAGCTGAACAGCGCGCTGCTGGGTGCCGAATACGGCGACTACCGCGGGCTGAACGGCATGGGCGTGAATACCTCTAACTATGAAGCGCAGCAGAAAGCGGATCAGGCGTGGCTGCAGGCCCAGCGGAACCGTGAGCAGCAGCTGTGGGGGCAGGCCGACGAAGACCGGTCGCTCAATAGAGCGTTTACGCTGGCGGAGTACGGCGATTATTCGGCGATGGCAGATCTGGGCATAGACACCACGAAGATGCGGTTTGCCGACGAGCTAAGCTACGCGCTGCAGGCGGCGGAGTACGGCGACTACGACCGGCTCTATGCGCTGGGGATCGACACGTCGAAGATCGAAAACGAAGAACAGATGCAGAAGGCCGTGCAGGCGGCGAACTACGGAGACTACCGCGGGCTGGCCGAAATGGGGATCGATACGAGCTCGCTCATTTATAAGGACCGGATGGACCGGGCGGCGCAGCTTGCAGACTACGGCGACTACAGCGGGCTGGCCGGTATGGGCGTGGACACCGGGTGGCTCAACTATGAGCAGAACCTGCAGCGCGGGGCGGACGCGGCGCAGTACGGCGACTACAGCAAGCTCGGCTATGCCGGCATAGACGCGACGAACGCGCAGAAGAGCCAGCAGCTGCAGTACGCCCTGCAGGCGGCCAACTACGGGGACTACAGAGGGCTGCAGGCCCTCGGGATCGATACCAGACGCTATGAGGGCGACGAGAACTTTCAGCGGGCCATCCAGATGGCGAACTTCGGCGACTACAGAGGGCTGGAGGCCATGGGGCTGGACATCAGCGCCCTGCAGTATGACCGCATGAGCGACACGGCGGCATATCTGGCGCAGTACGGGGACTACAGCGGCCTCGCCGGCATGGGCGTGGACACGTCGCTGCTGGACGCGGAGAAGGCGTATAAGCTGATGCAGTACGGGGCCTACACAGGGAACTACGGCGGCGGCAGCTACAGCGGCGGGTACAACACGAAGCCGGTCACGCAGCCGGTGGTGAGTGACGACCCGGTGGAAGACTACGAACAGGTGGATGACGCGGACGATGTTCCTATTTTTGACAATGCATATCCCGTGCAGAAAGACAGCTACGATTACCCGACCATATTCAGGGAGCATTCGGATCTAAACCAGTTCTACGGCGGTGACCATGCGGAAAACCAGGAATATATACAAAAGGCGCAGAATGCGATCCGCGGCGACGGCCTGACGGTGATCGAAAGTTACGCAAACAACGCTGTTTTGGCTGTGTCTCAGAACGGAAAGGCGTATTATTACAAATGGGATCCAATCAGCAGGCAAGTGATCAAATCGGAGGCAGTGATGTGACATGGCACTTAAAAAGATAGGAACGCTGCCGACGCTGCGTTACGTCGGCAAGATCACGGAAAAGGAAACAGAGGAAAAACTGAAAGCACGGGGGCTCACAGGCGGAAGTGACACGACGCCGGCGATCAGCTCGCAAAAACCGACGCTGCAGGTCACGGGATCGGTGACGAAGTATACGCCGACGGATATCACAAACAACCTGAACAGGCGGCAGGGGATCACCTACGGCGAGGACGACGCGCTGACAAACCCGCTTTATGCGGGGAAAGGCGGCGCCACAATGCGGGTGCAGTATGAAAAAGACGGAAAGACCGTAACGGGCAGAGAAAGATTTAAAGGGGCGGAGAAATTCGCCTCTTTTAACGGTTTAAACACCACCGGCAGCACCGAGGCCCCGGCGAGGAAACGGCAGCGGGAGATCAATACGGAGCTGGCGAACACGGAGCGGGAGCTGGAGAAGCTCGCACAGCGCAGCGCGACCGCACGGGACGGGTATGATACGCTTTTACCTGAGAACACAGAGGAATACAGGACCCGTGTGCAGACGTTGGAGACCAAGCGGAAAAACCTGCTGTACGAGCAGCAGCGGAACGAGGCAGAGATGCGGGCGCTGAACGACAAAATCAGGGTCAAAACCATTATAAAAAACGGCGACGAGGAGCTGTTCAAACAGCTGTATGACCTGACGTATCAGTCGCATGGCGAGTCTCTGGCGGCCGGCTTAGGCTCTCCGACCGCCCTGCAGGAGAGCGGGACACGCAATCAGATGGCAAAGCTGCGGGAGCAGATCGCGGGCAAGGGCTATGACGTGGACGCCTTTTTAGATGCGTATACGAACAAGGTCAACGCCGAAAAGACGGAAGAAAAACGCAGAAACACGGCGGAGTTTGCAAGAGAACACCCGCTCCCCGGAACGGCAATCGGTATCGGCGCCGGTCTTTTGGGCGGCGCCTCCAGCGCTATGGGTGTCGTGATGGACGAGGGGCGGGAAAACAGCCCGTACAACATGCTCAACGTGATCTCGGAGGCGGCGCTCGGAGCAGTCGGTGAAAACGCGCGGGCGGTCGGTGAGATCGTGGGGCGGAACATGGGGCTGAATGATAAGGCCAGCAAGAACCTGGGGACTGCATTCAACTGGATGTACAACGCAGGGACCTCGGCGGCGCAGAGCTATCTCGCCATGAAGACCGGCGTGATCGGCGAGGCGGTGCTGGGCCTGAACGCAGCGACACAGACCTATAACGAGGCGCTGAACAACGGCATGGACAAGGGGCAGGCGCTGGCCTACGGCGCCGTATCCGGCTTTTTTGAAACGCTGTTCGAGCATCTGAGCATAGACAAGCTGCGCATCATGGACGCGTCGAAGGCGCCGGGCATCAAAGGGGCGATCGTCAACATCTTTAAGCAGACGATCACCGAGGCCAGCGAGGAAGCCGCGACGACGACGGCAAACGAGATCTACGATTATCTGTTCAACGGCGGGTTCTCCGCGTTCCAGCGGAGCGTGGCGAAGTACAAAGATCAGGGCATGAGCGAGGCGGACGCGAAAAAGCAGTACGCCAAGGACTTCGTGAACCAGCTCATACAGGACGCTGTGATCGGCGGCATGAGCGGCGCCATGGGCGCGGGGCGCATACAGGCCAAAAACGCCATCACCAACACCGCGGGCAACATCTCGGCGGGGCGGTCGGTGCAGAAAGCCGCCGCGCAGACCGAGGGCGGCGTGCAGGAGACGGTGAAGCCGCTTATGGACGTGGCGGACGAGAAGACGAAAGCGAAGCTCGGCGCGCTGACCGAGAAGAGCGGCGCCTATAAGACCGGGCGTGCCGTGAACGCCGCCCTGCGGGAGGCGGAGACCCGGCAGCACAAGGCGCTGACCGACGCGCTGGTGAAGCAGGGGTACAGTAACAAAGAGAGCGAGACGCTGGCGGAGAGCTACGGCAGGATCCTGAACGGCAAGAACGCGACGGTCAAAGACCTGCAGACGGTGTTCTTCGATAACCGGGGCGTGGCCAACGTGCTGAAAGAGACGGCGGAGAACGACCGGGACAAGATCATGGAGCGGGTGGAGCAGTTCCGCACCAACGTGCTGGACGCGGTGCGGAAAAACAAACTTGACGCCGCGACCGAGAGCAGCGTGAAAAAGGAGCTGGGCGCGAAGGCGGTGGACGACGCCAAGCGCGCCGGTGAGATCTCGCGCGGGGCAAAGACGGCCATAAAAAACAAAACCACCGATACGCTGGTGGAGACCGGCACGGCGGCGCAGGGCAAGAGCCTGGGCAGCGTGCAGGTGTTCGGTTTTCAAAAGACCGGGGACGGCGTGCAGCTGGTGGTGGACAAGGAGAGCGGGGCGACGGCGCCGCTCAGCGAGATCACCGTGACGGACGAAAAACGCCGCCCGGTATACGAGCGGCTGATGCAGATGATCGAGGGCGGCCGGAACCGGCCCGCCATGACGGTGGAGGCCGCGAACCTGGCCCTCGCCATGATGGAGACCGAGGAGACGGACAGCGAGACGTTTCTCACAGACTGGCAGGCCGCCTATAACGCCGGCGCGGTGGCGCAGGACCCGGACACCTATATGCTGAACTTCCGCCACGAGATCAGCGACACAGCGCTGAACACCGCCTACAGGGCCGGCGCCGGTACCTACGTGGTGCAGCCCGGCGTGACGCGGATCGGGACCGAGGAGCTTTCTAAGAACCAGAAAGAGGAGCTCATGCTGCTGGATCACGCGTTCCGGCAGGAGGGGCTCAAGGTGCTGGTGACCGACCGGCTCTATACTAAGGACGGCGACGAGCTGCGCACGTTGTACGGCGACACCGACGGCGGCGTGATCACCGTGGCGCTCCAAACCGGCATGGGCGACAGTAACATTTTGGCGCAGACCGGCTGGCACGAGGCGTACCACTGGATCGGTATGCAAAGCGAGTACGGCCAGGGCGCGCAGAAGAACCTCACCGGCGTGGTGATCGCAGCGATCAAGCAGGACAAAACCCAGGACTACGACGCGCTCTACAGACAGCGGGCGGAGCTGTACCCGAACGCGACCAAGGCGCAGATCGAGGAGGAGATCGCGGCCCAGTACATCGGCACGCTGAAGACGAAGAAGGACGCCGAGGCGCTGAGCAAAGAGGTGGCGAAAGAAGCGGAAAAGGACCCGACGCTGTGGCAGAAGCTCGCCGACCACCTGGCGGAATTTGTGCAGCGGATCAAAAAGCGCCTGAAGGACATGCAGGCGCAGACGGGCGACCTGACCGTGAAGGCCGCGCTGGAGGCAAAGGCCGAGAAGGCGGAAGAGATCCTCACGTATTTTGATGTGATACTCAAGAACGTGCAGGAGGAGAAGCGGATCGCGGCGGAGAAAGGAGAGACCGTGGAGCCGGCGCAGAACACGGAGCGGAAGTTCTCGTTCGCCGGGAGGAACGCGCAGAACGCGGACCTCACGCGGCTCAGCGAGGCGGAGCAGCTGGAAAAAGACGGCGAGGACAGCGAGACGATAAGGCAGAAGACCGGGTGGGTGCGCGCAAACAGACGTGATTGGGTGTTTGAATTCAGCGACAGAGACATGCAGGCGGACGCCGACGGCGGCTTTGCGGCGGCAAACGATATGAGGGCGGGCACGTCACCGCAGTACCTCGGCGATTACGTGCAGCACGACAAGCTGTTCGAGGCATACCCGGATATGAAATACAAGCCGGTCGTTTTTGCGGATCTGCCGGCAGGGCAGAGCGGCATGTATGATGAACAGACCGGTTTTATTACCATTGCAAACGCAGTAAAAGGGAACGAGACGGAACTGAAAAAGGCGTTCGTACACGAGATCCAGCACGCGATCCAGGCGTATGAGGGCATGGCGGGCGGCAGCACACCGGCATACTGGGCCGAAAAGACCAAGGGCATTGACCTCGCGGCGGAAGCGCGGCGCAAGCTCGATCAAATATTGAAAAGCGCCGGCGCCGACGACCGGGCGCTCTTTAACCGCATGGTGGCGCTGGAAAACGAAGTGGACAACGCAGAGGGGCTTTCGGAAAGCGAACGGGAAGAAAAGGAGCTGGAGGCAAGGAGCATCCACCGGGAGCTTTCGGGCAAAGCATGGTATGATGACGCGCAGCGCTACCGGATGATCGCGGAAGGCGTTACCGACGCGACAGCGGACCTGTATGCAAGGACCGCCGGGGAGATCATGGCGCGGGACGCGGAGGCGCGCATGGATCTGACCGACGAAGAGCGAAAAGAAAAACGCCCGGACGTTGACCGGACGGACGTGGTGTTTGCGGATGGAGAGGTAATTTACTCGAAAGATTATGCATCTGCTAAAAAGAATAATGCTCTCGGAGCGTTATTAGCAAAAGTGAAAAAAGGCTTATTTAATGAAAAAGAATCTGTGAGTTTTGGGATTGTAGACAAAAAAACAGCAAATCTTATTTACAATGAGATAGGAGTTAATGCTGTAGGATTCGAAATAATCATAGCAGCTAAACAACTGGATCACATACTAATTAGACATGGTAAAAATGGGAAAGCGGATCATTCACTTGCAAATGATGCAGATGTAATGAAAATGGATTATATCCTTAACCATTACGATAAGCTTGAAAAGGCCGGAAGGACAACATCGTATTGGGAATTTAGAAATGGTAGAAACAGAAGTGCAAGGACAATAAAACTTGAAAAAAACATTGGAAGTAAATCGTATTATGTAATTGAAGCTGTCCCAGATACTAAAGCTAAACAAATATATATTGTAAGTGCGTATATAGGAACACCATCAAATAAAATAGGAGTCACACAGCTCAACAATGCCAAAAGCCCTGCCGCAACGTCCGAAAGCGCCACTGTGATAACTCCTGAAAATAGTATATCACAGAACGATGAGAAAAGTCAAGAAAAAAATGAAAGCCGGGTGCTGAACGAGAAGGCGATGGCGTATGCGCAGTCGGTGCGGTACGGCAGCAGGGAAGACTGGGAGCGGCTGGACCTGCTGGAGGATATGGCCCGGGAGCTGTACGTGGTGGAGGGACCGCGGCTGAGCAAGACGGTGCTCCAGAAGATCGCGAAAAAACACATCAAGAGCGGGACGGAAAAAAGGAACGTGGAGACGTTCGCCGACCGGCTGGAAAAGGCCGATAAAATGCTCTCGGAAGGACGCAACATGGACGTGGTGTTCTACGGCCTGTATAACATGGCGACCGAGGAGCTGGCCAACGCCGGGCACTGGGATGACACGGACAGCATCGTTAAAGACTTCAGAAATGAGTTTCGCGTGAACGGCAAGCCGGTGCGGATCTATCTGCCGACCGATATCTACAATACCGTGGCGGAATACTACGGCGGGCGCGCCGCGTTCCGGCGCCGGATGTTCGGCAAAATGACCGTGACCGACGACCCGACCAAGGGCGGCATGGGGCTGGACGAGTTCTATGACAGCCTCAGACAGGGAAACTATGGGCTGGAAGAGACGACGGACCCGAGCACCCAGATCGCAAACATGCTGGCGCTCTACAATATGAACGACAAGCTGTGGGTGGACGATACGGTTGTTGCCCTGCAGGGCGAGAGCCTGGAGGAGCTGGCGACGGACGAGGCCTTTGCCATGCTGCAGGAGCTTTTGACCGAGGGCAGGAAGATCTCGGCGGCGGAGCAGAAGACTGTGGGACGTCTTGACGATCTGGCGGAGCAGGCGAAGACTGCGCGCAGGGACAGGATCCGCGCGGAGATCAAGGCGGCCGACGCGGATATGCAGAAACAGATCGAAAAGCTCAGTAAAAAGGACCTCGACACCATTGAGTTTGAGATCGAGAAAGAGAAGATCAAAAACGCATTCCGGCTGCGGGCGATCCGCCAGGCGCACCAGCGGCGAATGGAACGGGTGCAGCAGCAGATGCAGAAGCAGTATGCGGAGGATCTGGAGCGGGGCCGTCTGGAGCGGGACATCAAGCGCAACCTGAAAAACCTGCAGGAGCGGTTCACCCGGGAGAGCGACAGCAACAACGTGCCGCAGGCGCTCAAACAGACCGTGAGCGACTTTTTGCTGCTGTTCAGCGGCGACCGGAACATGATGACCGCGAAAGTGGCAAACGAGCTTACCTACCTGGCGCAGAACCTCTCGGCAGAAGAAGCGGTGAGCGAAGAGTACGAAAGCATGTTCGGCCGGTTCGACGAGGACCTGAAAGAGCAGCTGGAGGAACTGAGCCACGCACTGACGTTCAAGACGGACGCCCAGGGCAGAAACAAGGTATACACGAACAAGCTGACGTTTGAGCAGATAAAGACGCTGGCAGCGGCCGCGGAGCACATCCGCTTTTTGGTGGAGAGCGCGAACGAGGCGTGGGTGAACGGACGGCAGCAGAAGATCAGCTCGCTGGGGGACCGGGTGATCGCCCGGGCGAAAGACGCGAAGCGCAGCGGGTTCCAGAAGCTGACGGCGAACACCGTGTGGGACGACTTTATCAACAACAAGATGCTGACGCCGATCTATTTCTTTAAGGAACGGCTGGGCGGCGTACTGGGCACGCTCTATGATGATTTCAGAGACGGGCAGGACGAGTGGTACCGCCGGTCGGAAGCCGGCAAAGAATACCTGGCGAAGATGAAAGAGACGTACCATTACGACGAGTGGAAGGATAAGACGTTTAAATTTCACTTTGACGCGGTGGGCGTGCGCGAGGCATGGGACGCGGAAATGAGCGTGGAGGACGTGCTGCAGATCTATGCCACAGCAAAGCGCGAGATCTTAAGCGGACGCGAGAGCCGGCACCTGATGGAAGGCGGCATCGTACTGGAGAGCGAGCTGCAGAAGCAGAGCCTGAAAGAGAAGCTGCAGGGGCTGAAACAGAAGGGCGCGCAGGCGGCCATTGACGAACGGATCAACCGGGCGAACGCGGACCGGCACCAGCTGACCATGGAAGATCTGCTTCTGATCACAAACAAGTTGACCGACAAGCAGAAGGCATACGCAGACAAGATCGTGGATTTTATGAGCACGACCTGCGCCGGCTGGGGCAACGAAACGAGCATGAAGCTGGCCGGGATCAAAAAATTCGGCGAGGATTACTATTTCCCGTACCAGACGGCCAGAAACTACCTGTACACACGGCTCGGCGTAAGCGACGACACCCGCCTGAAGAACGCCGGCTTTACCAAGAGGACCGTGTATAAGGCCTCCAGCCCGCTGCTGGTGAGCGGCTTCACAGAGGTGGCCATGGGGCACGTGCAGCAGATGGCCCTTTACAGCACCATGACGGTGCCGCTCGATACGCTGCAGCGCGTGATCAACTACCAGCCCATGACGCTGGACGCCGAAGGCAACGAGGTGAAAGCGCAGGCCAACGTGAAAACGACGCTCACCAACGCCTACGGCAAATACACCATGCAGTATATTCAGGAGTTCGTGAAGAACGTGAACGGCGGCATCCGCAGCGACAGCCTGGACAATCTGTGGAACAGGGGCACGAGCATGTTCAAAAGGGCGGCCGTGATGGGCAACGCGAGCGTGGTGATACAGCAGCCGACGGCCATGATGCGCGCCATGGCGATGATCAACCCGATTTATTTTGCCGGAGGAAAAACGACGGAGAGCAGCGGCTGGAAAGAGTTTTTCACGGCGGACTACAAGGACATGATGGACCACAGCGCCGTGGCAAACATTAAACAAATGGGCGGCTTTGACACCAACACCGGGCGCAGCGCCGTAGACTGGATGCTGGACGAGAAGACGAAAGCAGAGAAGGCCGCCGACATTATGGGCAAGGGCGCGGAGTTTGCCGACGTCGTGACCTGGGTGAACATTTGGAACGCGGTGAAGCGGGAGACCAAGGCTAAGCACCAGGACGTTGCATACGGCAGCGACGAATACTACGAGATCTGCGAAAAGCGGTTCAGGGACGTGGTGGATTACACCCAGGTGTACGACAGCACCCTGAGCAAGAGCGAGCTGATGCGCGGGCAGAGCGGCCTGACCAAGATGGTGACGGCCTTTATGGCGGAGCCCACCCTCAGCTTCAACCTGCTGACCATGAGCGGCAAGGGACGGTCGATCAACACCGGCAGGGCGATTGCGGCTTTTCTCGCCAACGTGGTGGTAAACAGCGCGTTCAAGGCGATCGTGGGCGCGTGGCGTGACAAGGACGAGGACGAGACCTACCGTGAAAAATGGATCGAAAAATTCATGAGCGACCTGGTGGGCGACAAGAACGTCCTGTTCCTCGACGGCGCATGGAGCCCCGTGGGCATGCTGCCGTGGATCAAGGACCTGATGAGCATGGTGCAGGGCTACAACGTGGACCGCAGCGACGTGAGCGTCTTCAGCGACCTGATCAGCGCCGTGCAGGGGTTCGCCGAGGGCGTAAAAGCGGACGACGGCGGCCTGCAGTGGCCGGGGAAAGACGCGATCGTGGATATCGTTGGCGCGATCAGCGCGTTCACGCCGGTACCGCTGGCGAAAATCATGCAGGACGCAGAGGGCATTGTGAGAGCCATTGACACGAACATCATTCACCGGGAGCTGCACAACACCGCCATGACGGCGCGGGACGCAGTCGTGAAAGGCCTGGGCTTTGAGAGCAGCCGGGCGAAAAAGGCGTATGACGCCGCCCGCACCGGCAATAAAGAATATATCCGGCGGCTGACGACGGCGGACGACGCAAAAATTAAAGAGTACCGCGACAAAAGATATTCGGTGAAAGATGCAATTGAACAGGCCGAAAACGACGCCATGAGATCCTATTATAACTTGGTCAAGCAGGGGATGCTGGAGAACGAGCCGCGCGTGACGGAGGCAGCCGTGGCGGTGTGCGCCGGGCAGTACCAGCGGTATGAACAGCTCAGAAAAGAGATGATCGCCGAGGGGCTCCCGGAATACGCCGTGCAGAGTGCCATCGACAGCCTGGTGAGCGAGATGCGGCCGGCAGATACGGAAGTAAAGGGCATTAAAGACAAGGCAGCCTACACGACGAAAAACCTGCAGGACGCGCTCAGGAACGAGGACGTGAGCGGCTTTAAGTACGTGGCGGACAAGCTGATCGAAGCCGGCACGGAGGAGGACACCGTGACGAAAGCGGCGGTGGACTACGCGAAAGATGTGTGGGAAAACACCAACGACGTGAACAAGGCAAGGTGGATCCTCACGGACTTCGCAGGGCTCAGCTGGGACAAAGCGGAAACGAAGATCGGGTTCTGGAAGTACCAGTACCAAAACCCGGACGGGACACTGGACGCGAGCGCATATGAGACCTATTACACGAAGATCGAGCCGAGCGGGATCACGGTGGGAACGTATGAGACCTATACAGCGCTGAAAAAGGACGCCAAGGGCACCGACGCGAACGGCGACGGCAAGGCCGACAGCGGCACCGTGAAGGCGGAGGTGCTGCAGATCATCGACCGGCTGCCGATCACGAACGAACAGAAAGACTTTTTGTACATGCAGAACGGCTGGGCCGAAAGCAAGCTGCAGGAGGCGCCGTGGCACAAACGCTGAAAACGAGAGGGCGGGACCGGAGACGGCCCGCTCTTTTCGCAGCTTAACTGGGCTTACTGCGGGGGTGCGTGTATGATAGAATACACATGAGAGGAAGTGAAGATAGTGAATTTTGTCGACCATTATATAACCCTTGATCTGTCGGGAGCGACGGCGCCGGGCACGGTGTACGTGCGCAGCCTTGTGCTGGGGCACCGGCTGTGCGTGACCCTTGCAAACGGGCAGACGGAGGTGCAGCTGCCGGCGAGCACCGAGGGGCTGGTGCAGCTGGTGTACGAGCTGCCGGACAGCACGATAAAGGACGCGCCGGGGTACGTCAAGGACAACGCTGCCGTTGTGATACTGCCGCGGGAAATGACGGAGAACGAGGGCGACGTGCGCTGCGAGATCCGTGTGTACAGCGGCGACGGCACCTGGACGGCCTCGCCACAGTTCACCGTGCAAGTGCGCAAGACGATCTTTGACGAAGACGCCATGGATGCGATCGTGAACAGCACAACGGTGTATGAAAAGATCCTGGCCAGCGAGGCCGCGCGGATCGCCGGGGAGAACAGCCGGGCTGCAGCCGAAGAGGCCCGCGCACAGGCGGAGGCGGCCAGGGCGGCGGCAGAGGCAGCCCGTGTGGCAGCGGAAGCGGCCAGGGACGCGGCGCTGGCACTCAAGCAGGACAAGCTCACATGGGACGAGACTCCCGTTTCGGGCAGCGGAAACCCGGTGACCAGCCGCGGGATCTATAACGCGATCGCGCAGGCCGAGATCGGCCCGACGGTGGATATTGACGATTTTGTGCAGCAGTATCAGCTGGAGGCAGCGCTGGCCGAAAAGGCGGCGGCCACCCACACCCACGCGGCGGCGGACGTTGCGAGCGGCACCCTGGGCGTGGCGCGCGGCGGCACCGGCGGCGGCACGAAAGAGGCGGCCTGCGACGGGCTGAAGGCACTGTTCATGGAGGCGGGCACCACCACGCAGATCGACGATATGAACGAGCTGACCACGCCGGGCAGCTACTGCGTTATCAACAACAACGTTGCGCACGGGCCCATGGGGAACCTGGGCATGGTGGGGCGCGTGTTCGTGGTGGAGATACGGAGCGGCGATTACGTGCAGTTCGCGCTGACGGGTTGGTCGCTCTACGTGCGGCTCTTCAGCCAAGCTCTGAGCGACGAGTACCAGTTCGGCGAGTGGGTAGAGATCAGCGGCGTGATCACAGACTGGAACAAATATCTGGACGGGGATAAATATTCGCTGCCGAACAAGTGTTATCTGCCGGTACACGGGATGTATGCATCCAGCACAAAGAACATCGTGCTGAGCGTGTACGTGCCGAAATCGCTTGAGAAAATACAAACTGCAACCGTGACGAAGCTGAAGGGCGCCATGCGCGGCGTGCAGGGGTATATCGACGGCTCGACCACCAACACGAACTGGCTGACCGCGACGGGCGTGACCGTGAGCGCCGTACTCGCAAAAGACAGATATGTGAAAGTGGTCGTGAACAAAGACGGTTTCACCAACATTGTGAACGACTCACCGGTCGAGTTTTCGGTGACCGACCTTGAGATTGAATTCAGCGAAACGTAAGAAAGGAGATAAACAACATGGTAACGGTAAACAAGATAACGGGCGTCGGCGAGGCCGACATGGAACTGAAGGGGCTCTCGACGGACAGCAAGCCCACGGGAGAATTCAGCGGGCAGAAGATCGCGGTGAACAGCCTGTTTATGGAACTGGACACCGGCGACGTGTATTACTACACCGGCAGCGACTGGGCGAAAGTGGGTGGCTGAGATGGATCTGCTGACATACGCGATGGCGAAAAAAGGCGGTGGCGGCGGCACGCTGCGCGTGAATTTTACGATCGATTTTGAAGAAGACCCGATAACTGTTACTGCAGACAAAACCCCGGAAGAAATATTCGCGGCAGTCAATGCAGGGCAAAGCGTAGAGGGGTATGACGGCTACGGTTTCTACGGGTGCACAGCTGCTAATGAAGACGAGGAAGTGTTGGATTTTTGGACCGAGGACGGATATCATATTTGGCTGTACGACGAAGAATGGTATTATGAAGAAACAAAAAACATTGAGTATTTCGGTTTCGACTACCAAGATGGAGAGATCGAAACAGACTATACATATGAGGATATTGCAAATGCGATCCAAAACGAAAAAGTAATAGCTGCGAAAATAGACGGGGTCACGGACGGCGTGCTCACGCTGACGGAATACGAAAACATCAATGTAATGGGACGTGAATTCGTCTCGTTTTACGGGAGTTATAAGACGAACCTATCAACCGATGTTTGGCACGTCAAACTGACGATAACGCCGGACGGCGCAACTCTCACGCAGACGCTTATTTGAGGATGAATATGATGAACAACTTTGAACTGGCAGTAAAGGTGAAGCAGATCGCCGAGAAGTACAAGACCCTGTACGTGATGGGGTGCTTCGGCGCGCCGCTGACCGACGCCGCGAAAAAAAGGTACATCGAGCGAAACAAATACAACCAGAAATGGGAGCGCCGGCAGAAGATCAACGCGGCCACAGCCGACACGTTCGGTTTTGACTGCGTGTGCCTGATCAAGGGCGTGCTGTGGGGCTGGTGCGGCGACAAGAACGCCATCTACGGCGGCGCAACGTACGATAGCAACGGCGTACCGGACGTGGGCGCGGACCTGATGATCACGATGTGTAAGGTCGTGAAGGTAGGGTTCGACGACATTGAAATCGGCGAGGCCGTGTGGTGCAGCGGTCATATCGGCGTGTATATCGGCGGCGGACTGGCCGTGGAGTGCACGCCGTCGTGGGCGGATAAAGTCCAGATCACCGCCGTGGGGAACATGGGCACCCGGCCCGGGTATATGACGCGCACCTGGACGAAGCACGGGAAGCTGCCGTGGGTGCAATACCTGCACATGGGCGACGTTGATTTTGACGGGCGTGTGAGCGCGGCAGACGCCAGGGCGGTGCTGCGTGCGGCAGTAGGCCTGAACAAACTGACGGACGCGCAGCTGCTCGCGGCCGATATGGACCACGACGGAAAAGTGACCGCGGCGGACGCGGCAGCAGCACTCAAAAAGGCGGTGACGAGGAAATGAAAGAAAACATGTTGTGCGCGGGGATCGGTGCGATCGGCGCCGGGATCGCCGGCATATTCGGAGGATGGGACGCGGCCATGGTGACGCTGATTATTTTTATGGCCGTGGACTACGTGACCGGGCTGATCGTGGCCGGCGTGTTCCACAACTCAACAAAGACGGAGACCGGCGCGCTGGAGAGCAAGGCGGGCCTGAAGGGACTGCTGCGCAAGGGCGGCATGCTGCTGGTGGTGCTGGTTGCCTGCCGGCTGGACCTGCTGCTCGGGTACCACTTTATACGCGACGCCGTGGTGATCGCGTTAATATCTAACGAGGCGCTGAGCATTATAGAGAACCTGGGGCTTATGGGCGTGCCAATACCGGCACCGATCATAAACGCCATTGAGGTGCTGAAAAAACAGACGGAAAACAAGAAAAAAAAGGAAGACAAGGAAAAAGAAGACGAACCCCCGGCAGAATAAGCCGGGGGCGTTTCACTTATAATGATATAATATTTTAGATAATAAAAAAGCGTTGTTGCCTCTTTGTTGCCTCCTGGGTGGAAAAACGGGAAAAAATGAAAAGCCTTGCAATCGGGGTTTTCCCTTATATTGCAAGGCTTTTCACTTGGTCCGAGTGGCGAGACTTGAACTCACGGCCTCTTGACCCCCAGCTAAATATGGAGGGGTGTGCGTGGGAGTGTATGAAAGTGCATGATGTGTTGTAAAATAAGGGGAAACGGGGCTTTGAGGCGTGTGTGGAAGTGTATCGGCGTGAACAGCGTTGTTGCCTCTTTTGTTGCCTCCTGTTGCCTCCTGTTGCCTCCGGCGGGGTGGGTCAGCCGATCTTGTGGATCTTTTCGTCGGCGTGCTTTTTCAGGCTCTCGGTATAGTGCGTGTAGATCTCAAGCGTGGTCTTGATATCGTTGTGGCCGGCGAGGGTCTTGACGGCCATGAGGTCGAGGCCGGCCTCGAAGAGCATGGTGCAATAATTATGACGCAGATAATGCATGGTGACGTCGGTGTCGTCGCCGAGGGCGCCGGTGATCAGCGCGTTCCAGCGGTCGATCATGGGCGAATAGGTGAGGGGCTTTCCGTCGTCGCCCGGAAAGAGAAGGCCGTCGGGCAGGTTTTTGAAGTCGATATACTTCCGGGCTTTGTCCGGGATCGGGATCTCGCGGAAGCCGGCGTCCGTCTTCGGGGTGAGCTTCAGGACCGGGGCGTTGTTGTCGGGGTAGGTGACCTGCTTGTTGATCACGATGCAGTCGCTCTTTACGTCGGCGCCGGTGAGGGCCAGCGCTTCGCCGCGGCGGAGGCCGAAGAAATAAAGGAAGGCGCCGAAATCACCGTGGGGCGACGTTTTGCAGTATTTGAGGAACGCGCGGCGCTCCTGCTCGGTGAGGGCGCGGCGCTCCTGCGGCCGGCGGCCGGTCGCCGTCAGATCCGCGCAGGGGTTGAACGGCAGCAGCTTGTTTTTGCGGGCCGTATCGAAGAGGGAAAAGAGGATCTTGCGGACGCTCTTCACTGTGCTTTCGGCGTGGGTCTGCGCCATGCGGTTGAGCAGCCCCTGGGCGTCGATCTCGCGCACGTCGGTGAGCTTAGCCGGGCCGATCACCGGAGAAATGTGGGTTCTGTACAGGTTCTCATAAAACTTGCGGGTGTTCTCGGCAACGCCGCCCTTATAATCGCGCAGCCAGCGTTTGAACCAGGCGTCCACCGTCGTCTTGTCGCTGACGACGCCGACCTTCAGGTTGTCGTTGTACGCCTGCAGCTTTTTATCGAGCTCCGGCTGCGTCTTGGCGCGGAGGCGCTTGTATTTCCGGTACCCGTCTTTTCGGAATTCATTTGTGGGCACGCAAACGTAATACAGGCCTTTTTCATCTTTTTCGTATCGTTGCTTGGGCATGGGGTCACCTCATTTATTGATGTAATCATCATAATACGGTTCGGCCTGCTCCTGGTCCTGCTCCCGGCCGGCGACAGCGTCGTCATAACCGACGTAGTATCCGGCATAGAAACCGTTGAAAAAGGCGCTTCTGCTGCCGACCTGGTGGCCGCTGGCAACACCTTCTTCATATCCTTCTTCATATCCGCGATTGTACGCAGAGGAAATGACCTCGGCGTATTCTTTTTGTTTCCGGCGTTCATTACCATTATGAATAAGCAAATAAACGCCGCAGATCAAAAGCGCGATCAGAGGACCGGCGACCCAGGGGCGCAGCGCGTCCCAGATGCGGCGGGGGACGGATCTATGGTTCACAACTTTGGTTCTCTTTTTCTTTTCCATAATGAAAAGCCCTTTCAATCTGCCGCCGAGGCGGGGACGGAGCGCGTCCCGCCGGCGGTGATTATGATGTATAAAAGATAATGAAGATAAAGGCCGTCCCGTTGACGAACAGCGGGACGGTTATTTTTTTTGTGTAGGAAACGGGATCGAGGCGGCATCCTGCAGCGCCCGGGCGATATCGTCGGCGACGTCACCGGCAGGCGTGACGCCGAGGATCTTATCGACGGCCGGCTGCATGGCGGGCTGTGCACGGTAGGCGGCAACGAGGGCGCGCTCGTGTTCGTTGAGGGAAATGTTCTCGGCGGGTTCGTCCCGGAACTCGGCGAGAATATCGGCGACGCCGTAAATATCGCACAGCCGGATCAGCATATCGGCGTCGGGCTGGCCGTGGTTGTTTTCCCACGCGCTGACCGTCTTCCCGCTTTTGCCGATCATGGCGCCGACCTGTTCGGCCGTCAGCCCGCTCTGCTGCCTGAGACGCTTGAGCGCGTTCGCTATGGTTTCTCTGGACATTTCTATTCCTCCGCAATAATAATATGGATTTTGTCCACGTTTATATTATATCCGCAGAATTTGGCATAGTCAAGACAAAATTCTGCAAAATGCAGAATAATTTTGCGAAAAGGGCTTGACAATCTGCAAAACATAGAATATAATGACTGTGAAGTCTGCAAAATGTAGAATTGCAGACGCCGAAACGCTGACGAAAGGAGAGGGAGAACGGCGTGAGAACAAATGAGATCCTGCGTAAATACCTGACGGACAGAGGCATAAAACAAACCTATGTGGCAGAAAAGACAGGCTACAGCGAGGATATGATCAGCAAGATCCTGGGCGGGAAACGAAGAATGACGGCCGATGAGCTGCTGACGATCTGCGAAAAACTGCATATCAATATTGAGATCTTCCGCTCGCCGGTGAATGAGCTGGCCGGGTGAGAAAGGAGCTAAAACAATGAACGGAAAGGAAAACGAACCGCTGTTCATGGGTACGGTGGAGGCGTGCAAACGGTACGGGATCAGCAAAAGGACCCTTTACAACCTGTTCCGGGAGGAAGGATGCCCGCCGGTGATGAAGCTGGGGGCCAAGACGATGCTGGAGGTCGCGGCGTTCGATGCGTTCATCCGGTCGCTGCTGACGCCCAGCGTGGTGGAACAGAACAAGACGGCGTGAAGCCGCGAGAACAAAAGACAGGAGGCACACAACATGGCATACGGAACATGCTTTTTATGCGGGCGCAACGGGACAACAGACCCGCTGGACGAGCACCACATCTTCTTCGGCTGGGCGAACCGGCGGATCAGTGACGGGTACAATGTGACCGTGCCGCTCTGCCACGACCGGTGCCACGAGAACGGGCCGAAGGCGGCGCACAAATGCCGGGAGACCAACGAGATGCTCAAACGCTACGGGCAGCGCAAGCTCATGCTGGAGCAGGGCTGGACCGTGGACGAGTTCCGCGCCGTGATGGGTAAGAACTGGCTGGACGAGGACGAGCTCGAAGAGATCTATGCCATCCAGCGCGGCGAGCTGACGCCGGAGAGCTACGAGGGCGGCTTTGAGGCCGTGGAGATCGACGAGGAGCTGCCGGAATGGCTGTGCGCATAGCTGCGCGGGCTGCGCAGGCTTCGCAGTGATATCTGCCGCGTTGCGGCAGGTGATATCCGCTGAGCGGATGAAATCTGCCTGCGGCAGATTGTGGGACCTGCGGTCGGCATTGTAAAGAAGTCGGCGGGGCCGACAGGCGCAGCCGGTGGCTGCGTCGGTGGCGGCTGACGCCGCGATCATAGAGCGGGCGGTCATGCCCGCCCCTACATTCGGCGCCGGTGGCGCAATAGAAAAAGACAGGAGGAAAACATGAAACTGAACGTAATTGAGAAGGTGCTGCGGCGGTCGCACATGCTGCTGGCCACCAGGGACCGGGATAACGACGTGCTGTGGCTCTCGGACGGCGGTGTCTATATGCCGATGTTCGGCATGGCGGGGCTCACCATGGAGCAGATCAGGGCGTTGATGGGCATTACCGAAGAGGAGCTCGACAAGTGGACGCTCTTTGAAGAGGACCGGGAGGACACCGGGATCTGCCTGGACGACTACCCGCCGGAGGGCCAGACCGAGGAGGCGCTGGAGCGCAGCAGCGTGAAGATCGTATACGCCGGTTTTTGCGTTGAACCGATGCAGACCGCAAAGGGGCTGCTGTTTTTAGATGAAAAGGACCTGAAGGTCTTTGACAAATACTATAAGAACGTGGACCTGTTCGCCCGCTTCGGGGCGGACGGCAGCGTATACGTGGCCGTGAAGGAAGGCATGTTCCTGAAAGGCATCATCAGCGGGGTGCCCTACGTGGTGACCGCGGAGCTGGGCAACGCGCTGGGGTACTATGCCGCCGGTATCAAGGCCCTGCTGGAAAAGGCAGAGGAGGCGCGTGCGGAATGATGCTGCGAAGAAAGAAAGACGGCTACGAACAGGCGCTGGAGAAGGCGCTGGAAACGGGAAAGAAGATCCGCAAGACCTTTGAAAGCATGGCGTTCCGGGCCAGAGACGAGGCGGACATGCTCCGGGGCGAGCTGGACGACGTGCGGCTGGAGCTGCAGGTGCAGCAGGAGCGGCTGCAGCTGGCGCGGGAGATCCTGGACGGGTTCCGCGCGCGGGTGCTGAAGCTCACCGAGGCGACCGAAAAGGACGCCGAGCTGTTCGGGCTGCCGCGGTATGATACGGCGCCGGACGTGATCGGCGATGACGAGCTGCGCGCGGAGATCGAGAAGATGGCGGAAAAATATTGCTGCTGAGCAGACAAAACAGGAGGAAAACAGAATGCAGATAAGTGTGATGATCGTGATCGTGCTGGAGGCCATGGCCGTGGGGGCGCTGCTTATGGCGTGGCTCCGGGACGACGAGAAGCTGCGGGCCCGGGAGGACCGGTGGATCCGTAACGTAAAACGGGCGCTTTGCGCCAGGTGGCTCGCCCAGCTGGGGCTGACGGTGGCACCGGGGAAGACGGAAAAATGGAGCTGAGTGAGATCTACGCACGGCTGAACAAGACGGAGCTGGCGGCGCTGCGCGGGTACCAGGTGCGGCTGAAAGACCGGGACCGGGACAAGCGCACCCGGGCGCTCAGGGATTACCGGAAGTTTATCGGGTACCTGGAGCGCAGCGGCCGGATCACCGAGGAGCAAAGGCAGATGCTGGAGTATTACCGTATCGAGGACAGGCACGCGGAGGCGCAGGCGCCGCATGCGCCGCAGTGAGATCTGCCGCAAGCGGCAGGTGATATCCCGCTTCGCGGGGTGATATCCGCCGGTGGCGGGTGATATCTGACGCGAGGCGTCAGGTTAAGGTGGCGGCTGACGCCGCGATCATAGACGGGCGGTCATGCCCGCCCCTACAAAAAAACAGGAGGGAAATATGAGCATGGATCAAAACAACATTCAGATGATACCGACGGCGCGGATCTTTCCGCACCCGGACAACCCCAGAAAGGACCTGGGAGATCTAACGGAACTGACGGACAGCATACGCGCCATGGGCGTGATGCAGAACCTGACCGTGGTGCCGTGGGCGGACGTGAACGACGAGGCGCCGCCGGTGGAAGGGGCGGTGGTGACGCTGATCGGCCACCGCAGAGCAGCGGCAGCGAGAGCGGCCGGTGTGCCGGCGCTGCCGTGCGTACTGAAAACGGGCGTGGACCGCAAAACACAGATGAGCGTGATGCTGCTGGAAAACCTGCAGCGCGCGGATCTGACGATCATTGAGCAGGCGCACGGGTTTCAGATGATGATGGACCTGGGCAGCAGCGTGAAAGAGATCAGCGAAAAGACCGGCTTTGCGGAACGCACCGTGCAGCGGCGTCTGCAGATCGCCACACTGCCGGAGGACGTCTTCGGAAAAAGCGATCTGCGCATAGAGGACTATGTGGCCATAGCGCAGCTCCCGGCAAAACAGAAGAAAACAGTGCTGAGAGCGGTGGGTACCAACAATTTTAAGTGGGAACTGAAACATGCGCAGGAAGAGGCGGCATACGACGCTGCGTTTGACGAGTTGCTGCCGCTGATCGAGCAGACGGGGATCCCGAAGTTTGACGGGCCGGACAATTACCAGCACTGGAAAGACGAACGGCTCTTGGGCACGGATATAAAAGAGCTGGCTGCGAAGAAGGAGATCAAGCAGCCTGCAGACCTGACCGACGTGTACTGGATGCGCGAAAGCAGGTATTTTTACATATACCGAAAACAAAAAAGGACCAAAAACGGGAAACCGGCCAAAAGCACGCGGGAGATCGGCGCGGACAGAAAGCGCGCGGAGATGAAAGAGATCCGGCGCCGGATGTACGAAAGCCGCCGGGCGTTTATAAAGGACTTTACCGCGGAACAGAAAAACAAAAGCGTGATCGAGCGGCAGTTCATGAAAGGACTGGTACGGCAATGGCTCGGGTATACCGGCGTGGATTACGCCCCGCTGTGGGAGCTGATCGGAAAGAAGAATAAGAACGGCTACAGCCGGCCGCCCATGGATGACGTGACGGAAAAGCTGGATAAGGGCGAGGGGCTGACCCTGTGCGCCTGGTTGCTGACAGGCGACAGTAAAAGCAGATCGCCGTATTACGAAGGGTACGGCACGACGCCGCCCTATTACAATGAAAACAGCGATGACCTGAAAAGACTGAACGAAACGTATGCTTTTTTGTGCGAGCTGGGCTACGTTATGAGCGACGAGGAAAAGGCCATGATGGACGGCACGCACGAGCTGTACGGAAAGAAAAAGAAGAAGACCGAATAATAAGAGGGGCTTATGGAAAATGTACTTGAACGCATGGAACGGATCGATGCGAAAAAGAAGATCGCGGATTTTATGGTCAAAGAGAAGATGCCCTATTCTTTCAAGGTTAAATACGCACGGATCCGCGCCGAAGAGTTTATTCGGGAATGCGACGCCCGCGGCCTCAACTATCACGTTTCCGTCGGCGGCCTTGACAGTATCACGCTTTTTCTGTTTCTGAAAAGTATTCATATCGACGCGCCGGGGATCAGCGTATCATCACTCGAAGATGTGAGCATACAGCGGGTGCACCGGCAGCTCGGCATTGAACGTCTGAAACCGGCCGTGCACCACGTTGATCCGGACGGTAAGGTGCACTATTGGAGCAAGCCGCAGATCATACAGGAGTTCGGCTTCCCGGTGCTGTCAAAAGAGATCGCCGCTAAGATCGAACTGTTGCAATCGCCTTCGGAGAAAAACGCCACGGTGCGGCACGCCATCATCACCGGCGAGACCGGCGAATACGGAGGCTTTCAGACAGACAGCCGGATGCGGCTTTCTGAGCGCTGGTTGTGGAAGTTCGGCGGCTACGAAAACGAGAATGAGGGAAAGCATTATCAGATCGCCCCGTTTAAGGTATCGTCGAAGTGCTGCTACTACCTCAAAGAGAAACCGTGCGACGATTGGGCCCGGGAGCATAACAGCGTTCCGTTTCTCGGCTTGATGGCGTCCGAGGGCGGTCGTAGAGCGAAGAGCCTGCGCGTGAACGGCTGCAACTACTTCGGTGCTACCACGATCAGATCCGCGCCGTTTGCGATCTTTAACCGTCAGGATATCCTCCAGCTCGCTCTTGAGTTGAACGTGCCTGTCCCCGAGATCTACGGTTCGATCGAGC